CGGCAAGGATCGAGAGAACCAGCGCCTTGATGTCTTCGGGTTCCGGGCTGGTCGCGCTGGCGTCCAGCACATCGGGCGAGGCCGTCAGGGCATGGAAGATATAGGCGCCCTCCGGTCCCGCGACCGAATAGCCTTCAGGCGCGAGCACCATGCGACGGCGGAAATCCGCATCGCTTTCCATGACCGCCGGAATGCCCAGCACTTCGTCCGCCGGCGTGATGGTGAAACGCGTGATGCCGAACAGGGCGGCGATGTTGTCGAGGTCCGCGCCTACGGCATAGGCGGGCATGACGGCGCGCGCGGCATCGTTGACGCGCTGGCGCAGCAGCTGGGCCAGATAGGAAAAGACGCGCAGCAGCCGTTTGGCCGGATCGCTGTCCCGGTTGCCGAATTCAGGGAATTCCACCAGCATCCGCGCCACGGCGTCGGCAAGGATCGTCTCGAAATCCAGCGCTTCAATGATGTCGGGCGCGGGCAGGCGCGACAGGTCCACGGCGGTATAGGTTGCATCGGCCATGCGGCCCATGTCGGGCGGCGATCATGGGCCGCGCCACAGGGGGCATTTGTAGAGGCGGCCTCTACAAATGCCGAATGATTCAATCAGCTATGCTGATGACTGCCAAGCGATGGCAGGCTAGCAGGGCGTCATGACCACACCGACACCTTGGTATGAAATTGCCAGCGCTGCAGGAACCGTCGTTGCGGCGATAGCAAGCGCATGGGCAGCATGGATTTCGCGACGCAGCATGCAGGCCGCACAGGCCACCGTCGAAGAAGCACGGGAAGCGCGGCGGCAGGAACTATTGCCGCGATTCACTCTTGAGCGAAATTTCTCCGCTCTACACTTCGAATGGCCGACCCATGTCACCGATGGGGGGTGGCCGAAGTTCCTCGCAAACGATAAATTGGATCATAGCAAGCTCATCGGGCCAACATTTCGGCTCGAAAACTTCGGTCAGGGGCCTGCGCTTGAGGTCAGACTTATCTTCGAACTGATTGACCAGGGCGGCGAACTGACTCTACCCGACGAATTCAAGGCTGTCGGTATTTCAGCTGCACTCGACATTGTTGATGGCGGATTCCATCTGCTTGAGTTGTTGCACGGACCTAACGGCGGAGGAGTATCTCTTCCCATGTACCGCCGCATGCGCGTAAACCTGCCGAATTTGGTAGCCGGTTATCCACGCGAAATCGCCATCCCAGATCAAATGATGGCGCGCATCGTGGCGCGTGGACTTCAGAATGGATGGACCGCACCGCTAAAACCACTGATGCTCATCGTAAAGGTGGAAGGCTATACAACCGAGGGCGAATTGGTTGCAGACCAGTTTCGATATCAAATCGAACCGTTTGCATACGGACCTGGCCATCCCCAAGAGGCGTTCGCACATGTGTGGGATCTCCCGATGTTCGACGCTGATCGCGAGACGAGCACTCCCCTAGGTTGAACCGAAATCCAAAGTTCAGCTATCGGCGATATGGAGATAGAGTAGGTCGAGCAGCCTTTCGCGGTCTGCACCTGTTGGACCAAGCAACTCACGGCGCGCATAATCGACCGGCTTGGCGCGCAGGGATGGTCGATCGCGCAGGCCGCGCTGATGGATATTGGCGATCTGGGACGCCTTGCCGGAAAAGCCGACCCAGAAACCCTGATCGTCGGCCTGGCTGCGAAGGAAGCGCGCGCTGGCGAGGCGACGGAACATGGCCCGCCGCCGCAACCCGCCACGCCGGCGCAGTCGGCCGCCGCCGGCATTGTGATATTGTTCGGGGACGGGGAGCCACTTCACGACTTTTCCGAATTCAAAGGACCGGATCGCACCGGCCTCGATGTCGAAGCCGGTCATCATCCGGCCTGTTCCCCAGGTGAAACTTTTCATGATAACGCGGCGCGGTTCGCCACCACCACCGGAGGGATAGAGAAAACAGGCCGCGCCCCGCCCCGACACAGGCGGCTGCTTTTGCTTGCGTGGCGCGAAGGCAGAACCGTCGGGCTGTTGCTGCGCGCCGATGCGGTCGCGCTGCCCCTGCGCCAGATCCCGCGCCATCCGCCGCAACAGGGTGCGGCGCTGGCCGGACGACAGGCTGCGGAGCAATGTGCCCGCGATCCGTTCGACTTCAGCCAGATCGTCCGTCATGCTTCAGGTGGGATCGCCGGTGTCAGCACCGCTTCGGGGTCGGTGGATTCGGCCAGCAGTTCGGAATTGCCGAAGCCCTGGAGGAAACGTGCCTCGACGCCGTCGAAGGCATCGCACAGATCGGGTTCGGGCGGATGTTCGACGTCATAGCCGCTGCCATCGGCGCGCGGGATGACCAGAACGGTTTCGGTGAGGTCGATTGACAGTTCGATGTCGGAGGTGTCGCCGTCCAGCAATTCGGCTTCGAAGCCAAAGGGTCGGCTGTCGTTTCGGCGCAGCAGCTGGGGCTGCTCTTTTTCGATCCATGCCAGAACCGGCACGATGATCCGATCTTCATCGCCCGCGAAGTCGGTAATGAGCGCCTTGAGCGAATAGCTATAGCTGAACGACAGCGTGGCGGACCGGCGCGCATTGACGCTCCCCGCCTCGATATAGATTTGCAGCCGATCGGGATGGGTGCGAAGTTCGGGCAGGAAGGCAGTGAGCCATTTCCGCAGGCTATCGGCTTTCCGCATCAGCGCGCGCCGCAGGCGATGCGGGCCTGCCCCTGCAATTCGATCAGGGTCGCGCGGATCTGGCCCGCCACGTCATAGAGGCTGGTCAGGCTGCCATGGCATTGCGCGCCCGTCATGTCGCCGGCGTCAGTCCGCTGGACTGTCGGCAATCGGGCGGGTGTCGCCAGCAAGCCCCCAGATATCGTCGCCGTTGGCCGTGGCGGCGGCGCGGTCGAGCAGGCCGACGCCGTCAGCATCAACGCACACATTGCGATAAACCGGGCGTTCAATGACCTTCTGGCTTTCATGATAGATTTCCCTGACAGCGGACTGGCGGTCATATTCGGCCGCCTGATAGCGTTCGTTCGACGCATCGATCTGGCCTTGCAGCTTCTGGCGTTCGGCCTCCCGCGCATCGTCGGCGCGCTTCTGCGCCGCCTGCTCCTGCGAGACGCCGACGTCCACGCCATGGAAATAGCCGCCAATGCCTGCCGCGCAGGCGGCAAGCGCGCCCGCCATGGCGAGGTGCGAAAAGCCGATCGTCATGGCAGCAATCCCTTGAAATAGGTTCGGCGCGAATAGGTCAGCACGTCCTTGCGTAGCCGGCCATCGCGATAGCTGACGTGAATCCACCCGCTGTTCGGCTGTCCGCGCACATAATTTTCAAGGATCAGCTGGTCGAAGGGCAGGCGATCGCGGATGAACCGAGCAATCGTAAGATTGTCGACGCCACTGATTTCCAGATCGGCCGCTTCGCCCTGCGCGTGCTGGCTTGTCGACGATGACCCGACCGCTAGACAGAGTTTGATCGAGCGAAAGCCGGACGTAATGCGGATCGGCTTGCCGAAATGGGAGCGGAGCGGTTCCAGCACCTTGCCGCAGAGCAGCTGCATGGCGGCGATCGAGCGGGCACCGGGCGTGTTGTCGATCCGCTGGGCCACTGCGGTGGCGGACGCCGTGAATTCGGCCAGGCTGAAATGGGGCGAAAGCTGCATGGCGATCAATCCTTGTTGGGCAGAAAGCGGTCGGCGATGCGCCCCGGCACGCTGGTGAGCGTGTCGATGATCGCGCGCGCGATCCGGGGCGTGGCGTCGAAGGCCAGCAGGGCGATGCCGAAGGCGATCGACTGTGCGACGAAGTCGTTCCAGTCCGTCACGGCGACGATGGCGCGGGTCGCGTAAAAGCTGACCGTCGAGCCGACCACCCATTGAAGGAAGCGCTGGCGCCACGACAGGCCGGGTTTCCATGCCTGCGCCACGCCGGACCCCAAGAGGGACGGCGCAAGCGACCCGGCGGCGTCGAGGGCGGATTCAAGAAAAGTTCGCAGGTCCATGCGTCAGTCCCAAAGTTGAACGAGGGGGAGCACGCGCGTGGCGCGGGCATCGGTGGTGGCGGGAACGATGACGACGGTTCCCAAAGGAAGGACCGGGCCAAGACCGGCAAGGCCCGGATTGGCGTCATAGACCCGCGCCAGTTCCAGCGGACCCAGCCCGGCATCCCGCCACAGCATCAGGTCCAGCTTGTCGCCTGCGCGGGCTACAAGGCGGCGCTCGGTCGCCATCAGATCAGATCGACCACCGTTCGGGTGCGGCCCAGCATGTCGCGGATCGCATGTTGGGCATCGCGGCGCAGGTCGCCGATCGACTGTTCCAGTTCGTCGGCCTGGTTGACGCCGGCGGCGGTCAGGTCGAAATCACGGTGGCGGTCGATCAGTTCGGCTTTGGCGAACAGCGCAATGGCGCGCTGGTAGCGGATGACCTGCACGCTTTCCCCGTCCAGCTGGGGCGCGGGTATGTCGGACAGCGCCGCGTGTCCGTCGGCGATCGCGGTGGCGGCGAATGCGCGAAGGTCGATTTCCGCGCGCATGATCGCGCCAAGTATGGCCGCGCGCAGGCGGGCAGGCGTGATGCTGGTCGGAATGCGCGCCGCTTCGCGAACCGCCGCCGGATCGATGTCGGGGAAGAAGCCGTCATTGATGACGGTCGTTTCCGGCGCCGGCGGCTGATTGATTTCAGCAGCGGGAGGGCGCGCGACGAAGCTCATACCAGCACAAGCTGCGCCAGCGCCGCGCCGGCATAGATGAACAGGATGACGCCCGCGATGGCGAGGCCCCAGCACAACCAGGCGAAGCGGCGAATGGTCGAGGGCCGCGCTTCCAGCCCCATGACGAAGCGGAGCGCCACGCCATAGATGGCGAACAGGCCGCCAGCGGCCATGACGATCAGCAGAAGCCCGGCCTTGAGAATGAAAAGGGCAATGAGGGTGAACATGATTTCCTCCTGTTCCGGCCGCCGGCTTACAGGGGTGGGGATCGGGTCAGAGGACGGCCCTTCGGTTCGAAAACCTCCCGCCTCGCGCGATCCGCCCCTGAGCGCCGGGGGCGAGCCTGTCAGGCGGCGTTGTTGCCGCCCTGTTCGGTTGCGGTCGTGGCGGTGGCACAGGCCGCCAGCAGCTTTTCCGCCCGCTTGATGCGATCCTTGACGCCCACGCGGTCATTGAGGCGCTGGGCTTCGCGCAGGGCCGTCAGAGCATGGTTCAGAGCCGTGGGCGCTTCCTGCGCCTCGACATCCTCCGCATGGCGCAGCAGTTCGACGCCCATGGCCTTCATCAGCTTGGCGCGGGCTTCGTCGTGCATGTCGGCGGTATCGGTCAGGTCATCGACCCGCGCGAGGATTTCGAGCGGGAAGGCTTCGCCCGCATTCTGCACCTTGATCGCGGCATCCGCGATTTCCTCGACCAGCACGGTCGCGACATCGCGGTTATAGCGCGCCGGCATCGCGACATCGTGGCGCAGCAGGAATTCACCCACGTCGAGCGCATCGAAATAGGCACCGATGTCGATCGCCCAAACCATGACGGTCGGAGCGACTTCGCCCGATGGACCGGTGCCAACGCCCTTGTCCGCTTCGATCAGCCCCTTCACCCAATCGGTATATTCCGGCAGCATTTCCCGCTTCGCCTCGATCTTCTTGTCGATCGATTTGATTTCCTTGAGGCGGCGCAGGTCATGGGTGAGGCGCATGGCGATCTGCGCGGCAGCGCGATCTGCCGGCGTGGCATTCGCCCCCGCCGCCGGAAAGGAAACGGCGGCGGGGACGTGGCCCGCTCCATCGTCGGGAGCGGACGCAACAGTTTGGGCGGCGAGAACGCGTTCCCGATGTTTGCGAGCAAGGCTCATGTGCGTGTCCTGTCAGATGGAGGGAATGCAAAGGGGCCGGATCAGTCCGGTTTCGGCCCCATCACAATGTTTTCGACCAGCACGGCCTTGCCGTAATCCTCGACCACAAAAGCCTCGTTCACGCTTTCATAGTTCGCGATCTGGGTGAGTTCCGGTTCGTCTTTCACGTAGCGGCGGCGCGATTCTTCCTGCTCGTAGATCGCCAGATTTTTATAGCTGGTGATCAGGAGGCTGTTGGCCGGGAAGTCCGGGACGCGTTCGGCGGCAAAGCCACCAACCTGGTTGGCCGCGCGCAGGATGGCATCGCGAGCGATCTGCTCGGTCGGCGTATCGCCAGCCTTATTGATGATCGGCATATATTTGTCGTGAACCAGATCGCGGCTGATCATCACCACCAAATCCTCGGCGTCCTGATGCCAGTCATCGAGCAGCGTGCTGGCATCCTTCACCAGCGCGTCCAGATTGACATAGTCGCGCTTCGTCAGGTCCGCGCTATCGGCCACGTAAATCGCCTTGCCAGCCGCCGTCAGGCCGCCGTCGTCCAGAACCCGCGAAGGCGCATAGGTGCGGATTTTGTGCAGCCAGCCCTTGTTGACGTCTTGGAGTCGCGGATTGGCGACCAAATCGGTGGCGGCTGCAACAGACGTGCCGTGGAAACCGATCGAGATACGGTCGAGGCCCTGCCGCTTGATGATGACGTCGCGGATTAGCTGCTGGAATTCGGGTTTGTGACGCCACGCGTCGAGACGTTCCCAGCTGATCGCGTGATCGTAAAACGTCTGTTCGCACCGATAGCGCCCGCCATCGCTGGTATCGGTCGGGTCAGTGGGCGTGCGGCGCGTGCCGCCGCGCGTATTGACGCGGCCTGCCAGCGGTCGGGTCACGCCGACGCCGACCTTATCGCCTTCCTGATTGACCACGGTTTCGAATGCGATCTTTTGCAGGAAGGCGCTCGAATTCTGGATCAGTTCGACCAGCCTTTGCTGGACCGAGGGTGCAACCGAGAAACTTTCGGTGGCCAGTTCGACGCCGTTGAGGCGCGCCAACTGGCTCAGATAGGCGTTGAAGGCAAGGCGGGTTTCACGACGCATGAGGATGCTCCTGGGTAGGAATTTATGGCGGTTGGCGGGTAGATCGCGATCAGCAGTCCGTCTGAACGGTGGCGTTGCCGCCGGTGGCGGGCTGACGGTTGAAGCCGCTGGGCTGCTCGCTGGTCTTCAGCTTGGCTTCGAGCGCGTCGAAACGGCCCGACAGGGCGGTGATGCCCTCATGCGCCGGCGCGACGGCCGCCGCGATCTGGTCGCCCATGACGGTCGCGAATTTCGCGAAGTCGAAGCTGTTGTCGTTGGCAGGCGTGGGCTGTTGCTGCGGTTCTTCCTTGGGCTTCTCGCCGCTCTTGAACAGCGTGGCGAACGCGCTCAAAATGCCTGACTTCGTGGCTTCGGCGATCGTCGCGCCATCGGTCGACGGCATGATTTCGATCGACGTTTCATGGGCCGGCGTGAAGACATTGGGCCGGGCCAGCGCCGCAAATTTCAGCGGCTCGGTCCCCAGCGATGCCGGCATATCGGTGACGGCCAGCCCGACCAGATACGCCTTGCCTTCACCGGCAAAATCGGGATGGATTTCGCAGCTGGTGAACAGCTTCTGGCCGGCCTTGTTGATTTCGACCAGCTGATCGTTGGCGTCGATTTCGGCATAGAGGCCGAGCAGCTTTTTCTTTTCGCCGTTGATGGTGAGTTCGATTTCCTCCGTCTTGAGCGACAGGACTGAGCCATAAGCGTTGAACGGGCGATCCGGGCTATAGCCGGCGATATGCTCGCAATTGATGCGGGCGGTGTAGGTCGCCGGATCGTAGCTGGCGGCCATCTGTTCCAGCCATTCGCGCTGGATCACGCGTCCGTCGACGGTGGCACCTTCAACGGCGATACGGAAAAACTTGGTCTTGGCCATGGCGGGGTCCGGTTCCTGTGGTTGCGGGCGGGCTGTGCTTCGCGACCGAAAAGGGACCGGACCTTGCTGATCCTCAAGGCGGGGCATTTGTAGAGGCCGCCTCTACAAATGGACGGCGATGCAGGGCCGTCCAGCCACGCGGCATGGTCGCGCCGATGACGACGCCCGCCACCCCGCAACCCGGTGCCCCGTCTGCCATGTGGCAGTTCGATCCGCGCCGCCATGCGCGCAGCCTCTATTGGCGGGGCTGGGGCGTCACGCAGATCGCGGAGGAATTCGCGCTGCACGGCGTCGTCAATGACAAGGGCGGCCCGATCCCGCGCGCGACGATCGAAGCGTGGAAACAGCGCGACCGCTGGGATGACGCGCCGTCGATCCGCAAGATCGAGGACAGCCTCGAAATCCGGCTGTCGACGCTGATCGCCAAGGAAAAGAAAACCAGTGGCGACCTGGTCGAAATGGAGGCGCTGTCCCGGCAGATCGAAAGCCTTGCCCGCGTCCGACGCTATGACGCTCCAGGCGGCCATGCGGGCGACCTGAACGAGAAGGTCAACAACCGGAACGCGGGGCCGCGCAAGAAGCCGAAGAAGAACCATTTCACCGCCGACCAGGTGGCGGAACTCAAACGCATCTTCCTCGACGGCCTGTATGATTACCAGCATCGCTGGTGGCAGGCGAAGGATCAGCGCACGCGCATGATCCTCAAGTCGCGCCAGATCGGCGCGACCTATTATTTCGCGTTCGAAGCGCTGATCGACGCGATCGAGACGGGCCGGAACCAGATATTCCTGTCGGCGTCAAAGGCGCAGGCGCATCAGTTCCGCTCCTATATCGTCAGCTTCGCCAAGCTGGTCGGCGTTTCCCTGACGGGCGACCCGATGCTGATCACGTCCGATCTTCGACCGCCGGAGGAGGCGGCGGCGGAACTCCATTTCCTTGGCACGAATTTCCGCACCGCGCAGGGCCGCCACGGCAATTTCTATTTCGATGAATTCTTCTGGGTCCATTCATTCGAAGAATTGAACAAGGTCGCCTCGGGCATGGCGACGCACAAGAAGTGGCGCAAAACCTACTTCTCGACGCCGTCCAGCATCGCGCACCCAGCCTATCCCTATTGGACCGGCGAACGGCGCAACCGGCGGCGCAAGAAAGCCGACCGGATCGAAATCGACGTCAGCCATGCTGCGCTGGCGATCGGTTCGGTCGGCCCGGATCGCATATGGCGGAATATCGTCAATATCCGCGATGCCGAAATGGGCGGCTGCGACCTGTTCGACATCGAGGACCTGGAAGACGAATATGCGCCCGACGAATTCGCCAACCTGTTCCTGTGCGAATTTGTCGACGACAGCCTGTCGGCATTCAAGTTCAACGACCTGATCGCCTGCGGCTGCGACAGCCTGGTCGAATGGTCAGATTTCAATATCGAGGCGGCGCGGCCTTATGGCAATCGCGGTGTCTGGGCCGGTTACGATCCACAGGAAAGCGAGGACGGCGACAATGCCGCGCTTGTCATCGCAGCGCCGCCGCTGGTCGAAGGCGGGCCGTTCCGCATCTTGGAGCGCCACCAGCTGCGCGGCCTCGATTTCGAAGAACAGGCCGAATTCATCAAGCGCGTGCTGTCCCGCTATAATTGCACTTATCTGGGCATCGACGCGCAGGGCGTCGGCGCGGGCGTCTATCAGCTGCTCGCCAAGCCGGGGGCGATCCCCGGCTGCTCCGTCGTGAAGATCGAATATTCGCTCGACGTCAAAGCCCAGATGATCATGAAGGCGCAAAATGTCGTCCGCCGGGGCCGCATCGCCTTCGACGCGGGGATGCTCGACATCGTTTCCGCCTTCGTATCGATCAAGAAAACCCTGACCACCAGCGGGCGGAACATCACGTTCAAGGCCGGTCGCGGCGGCAATGACGGCCATGCCGATCTGGCATGGGCGACGATGCACATCCTCATGAACGAGCCGCTGGACGGCAAGGAAAAGCCCAAGGGCACGATGGAGATTCTATGACCAAGCGCGCACGCCGAATGAACCGCCGCGAAAGCCGGGACGCCGCCAAGGGCGCGATGGTCGCGGCGAACGACAATCGGGCCACGGTCGAAGCCTTCACATTCGGCGATCCCGAACCTGTGCTGGATCGCGCCACGCTGCTCGACATGATCGAATGCTGGCACAATCAGCGCTGGTATGAGCCGCCGCTCTCGCTCGACGGCCTTGCCCGCGCCTTTCGGGTCAGCCCGCACCATTCGAGCGCGATCATCCTGAAGCGCAACATGCTGGCCGCCAGCCTTGATCCCACGCCCTACCTTTCGCGCCGCGAATTCATGGCGGCGGTGCAGGATTATCTTGTCTTCGGTAATTTCTATTTCGAGGAAAAGCGCAACCGCCTTGGCGATCCGTTGCGCCTAAAACATGCGCTGGCGAAATATGTGCGGCGCGGGGTCGAGGAAGGCAGCTATTGGTGGGTGCCTGGATACAAGAACGAGGTCGAATTTCCGCGCGGCAGCGTCATTCAGGTCATGGCCCCTGACGTCAATCAGGAAATTTATGGACTGCCCGAATATCTCTCCGCGTTGCAATCCGCCCTGCTCAATGAAAGCGCGACCCTGTTCCGCCGCCGCTATTATCTGAACGGCAGCCACGCGGGCTATATCCTCCATGCGACAGGGGCCTTCACGGATACGGACGTAGACGCGATCCGTGACGCCATGAAAAAGTCCAAGGGACCGGGGAATTTTCGCAATCTGTTCGTGCATCAGCCCGAAGGGAAGGATGGCGGCATCAAGGTTATCCCCATCGCCGCGATCGGCGCCAATGATGAATTTCTGGGGATCAAGAACACGACGCGCGACGATGTGCTGGCCGCGCACCGCGTGCCGCCCCAACTGCTGGGAATCATCCCGGCCAATGCGGGCGGCTTCGGCGATCCGGCCAAGGCGCTGGATGGTTTCCACGAACTGGAAATCGAGCCGTTGCAGGCCGTCTGTCTGGAAGTGAACGAAAAGCTGGGCGTCGAAGCCGTCCGGTTCAAGGAACGGGCAAAAGCGCCCGCCTGATCCATCGCCGCATACCGGCGTCATGCCGGGAAGCGGGGGGAGCCGCGATGCCACGCGGATCACCGACGAGGTACACACTCGCCACGACCAATGGCCACCCTGGCCCGTCCCGTCCCTGTCCAGGGCGGGCGTTCGTTTGAAGGCAAATGGTAAATATGACCCTAACCGCAGTCCGTCCCGTTTCCCCCGCCGCCGGTTATATCGGCGGCAAACGCAATCTGGCGCGCCGGATCTGCGCGATCATCGATCGCGTGCCCCACGACAGCTATGCCGAGCCTTTCGTGGGCATGGGCGGCATTTTCCTGCGCCGCAGCCGCCGACCCGCCGCCGAAGCGATCAATGACGTTTCGGGCGACGTGGCGACGTTCTTCCGCGTCTTACAGGAGCATTATCCCTATTTCATCGACATGCTGCGCTTTCGCGTGGCGAGCAGGGCGGAGTTCGAACGGCTGAAGGCATTGCCGGCCGAGCGGCTGACGGATCTGCAAAGGGCCGCGCGATTCCTCTATCTTCAGCGGCTTGCTTTTGGCGGCAAGGTGGAAGGCCGCAATTTCGGTGTATCGCGCGGGATGGGGAGCCGCTTCAATGTCACGAAGCTGGAACCGATGCTGGCGGATATTCATGAACGGCTTGCGGGCGTCGTCATCGAGCAGCTGGGCTATGACGAGTTCATCCGGCGCTATGACGGCGATGGCGCTTTGTTCTATCTCGATCCCCCTTATTGGGGTTGTGAGCGCGACTATGGGCAGGACGTCTTTAGCCGCGGCGATTTCGAGCAGCTGGCCGCCCAGCTGGGGGCGATCAAGGGCAAGTTCCTGCTGTCGATCAACGACACTCCCGGCGCGCGCGAGACGTTCGGGCGCTTTCGCATGGCGGAAACTGCAACGACCTATTCGATCAGCGGTAGCAGCCAGCGCGCGGGCGAATTGATAATCAGCAATTTCGCCCTGGACTGAAGATCGCATTAGGGGCGGTGACGTTTGTTGCCGCCTCGATCTTCCTTGCGGTTCAGCATTTTCGGCTCTCCGCGAAACGGCCCGTTTACCCGTTGGCGCTATGCTTTGCACATGAGCAGGCGTCCAAACTTTAGCAGCAGCGCGGTGCCGATAGGATCGAGCAGCATCAAATTTTTCGGATGGGCCGTAGGGCTGGGACTTGTCGCCGGTGTCGGGTCCATCGCGATTAGCCCGGAAGGGCGGGCCAGAATTGCAACCGTCGCCCGCGCCATCACATCGGTTGTCCGCCCGTATCGCGTGCGAGCGCCGCAGAGCGGTGATTATTGGAATTCATGTGCGGAAGCGAAAGCCGCCGGATCGGCGCCGATCCTCAGAGGTGAGGCGGGCTACCGATCCGGCCTGGATGGCGACGGCGACGGCAAAGCATGCGAGCCATATCGGGGCCGCTAAATCTCTGCCGTCGGCTTCACAAGTGCAAAGCCTTTCGCAGGACATCATTGATCCGCGATTGCCATCCCGGTCCGCCCGCGCGCAGGCGTTCCAGAACATCCTTGTCCAGTCGAATGGCAACCTGTTCCTTGTTCGATCCGCGCGGCCGACCGCCCTTCGATTTGGGAAAGGCCGCAGCCAGTTCGGGAAAATCGCTGATCGGACGGGCGCGGGCGAAATCCGCCTCGGTCCATTCCGGGTTTTCTTCATCAAAAACGACCGGCTTTTCCTCAGACATGTCGCTTTACCTCCTTGTCATGGGCGCGCCGTAGATTGATGACGCGGACAACGCGGCCGCGCAGGGTGACGGCGGCACAATGCCATTCGCCGTCGATCAGGCCATAAAGGCGAAAGCGCCGCTCATCATAGCGGTCATCCTCGACAACAACGACCTGTTCGAGGTCGGCGGCCCGCGCCAGCGAAATGCCGTGCTTATCACGGTTGATTGCGTCTTTCGCGGCGTCGAACTCGATTTCCATATCGTTTTTGTAGATGCAAAGACTATTGAACGCAACATATTTTTGCATATGCAAAAACTATTCAATGATCATCATTCCTGTGGGTAGAATGATCGGCGCGAGCACGCCGTGTATGTCACCGAACAACGAGGAAGCGCCGTAAAGACAACTGTATTGTTCATATGCCAACTAAATTGACGAACTGTTCGACTGCGTTGAAAGAAATGGTTTTGAAAGGCCATGATACAGCCGCTCCCTACAAACCATGGCGCTAACAATATCCGCGATCAGGGCGGTGGCAAATAACGGTATTATCATGCCGCGACTTGCGGTTGTCTCGATTATGATGATGACAGCGGTAAGCGGAGCGCGGACGACACC